ACAATCCTACCACAGTTACTATGTATCGTATGAAAGCATGGTTAACTAGAATTAAACCAGAGTTAAATCTTAAATTAGTTAAAAAACAATTAAAGGAAGACTTATCTGATTTATCTCCTAAAGTAGAACGTATAGAAAGAAAACGTGATGATAAGAAAGATAAATATCTATTAGAGATATCTGCTTTTGATTTACATTTAGGTAAGATTGGAATAAAGGGTGATAAATATAGTTTAAAAATTGCAGAAGAAAGATTATTTGACGCAATAGAACATCTATTATATAGAGCTCAAGGATACTATATAGACAAGATTTTATTTATAGCAGGACATGACTTCTTAAACTCAGACGGAGACTGGCCAATACCATCTACAACTAAAGGTACTCCTCAATTTAACTCCAATTATCATATAGATATATATAGAGCTGGTAGAAAGCTATTATTGAAAGCTATTAATTATCTGCAAGAAATAGCTCTTGTTCATGTTATGGTAATACCAGGTAATCATGATAGAGAATCTATGATGCATTTAGGAGATACATTAGAATTGTATTACGAAGAGAATAACAATGTAAAAGTAGACAATAGTGATTGTCTTATGAAAATGTTAGTGTATGGTAAAAACATGATAGTATCAGACCATGGAGATGGTTGTAAAGCTAATGATATTCCAGGTATCATATCTCAAAGATACAAAAACGCATGGAGTGATGTAGATTATGTTGAAGTACATAGAGGACATCTACATACTAACAAATCTACAAAACTACAAGCTATTGAAGAATTGCAGGGTATAACAATTCGTAATCTATCTTCTATGTCAGCTACAGACTATTGGCATGATAGTAAAGGGTACATTGGAAACATTAAAAAAGCCCAAGCTTTCTTGTATCATAGAAAGAATGGACTTCAAGGAATATTGAATTATAATGTTGAAATATCTAATACCTAGTATTTTCTAATTCTTTAATATATTTATCTATAGTTTTAATACATTTATTAAGATACCTTAAATATTTTATCTTGTCTTCTATAATTAGGAGGAATCAACTTACTGTAAGTTCTTTTCATTTCTTTTCTCTTTATCTTTTATTAATATTTCTTTTAATCTTCTATCTCCATACATTGGTCTAGCATTTAAAGATTCCGAATATTCATCAGGGTTAAAAATACATTTAACTTCTCTGATTAAACCTTCTTTGTCTTTTTTAACAATCCATCTTCTTAATGGATATGTATCTGTTTTCAAAAATGTTTTTATAAAACTCATAATTTTAATTTTTATTCGTAAGCTCCTGTTATTTTATTTCTTACTTGTTCGTTTTTCTTTACTTCAACGTATCCTTTATTTTTATTTTTAAATCCTGTTCTTGCATGTACTTTTAAATCAATAACGGTAACATCACATTCTAAAGGTTTTTTAGGATTTATTTTATTAATATCTCTTTTATGAACCTTGTAATTTAGTAGAGGGTATGTATCAACATACTCCCTACCAAACACAATGTTATTTAAAGTTATTGTTTCAGTTTTAATTCTATTACGATAAGGTCTATCATATTGATATGTTATATCACAATAAACTATTTCTCCTGGTTCTAGATTATCCACATCTTAATAATATAAGCTAGAAGATATTTCTTGTATAATCACAATAACTTTTATTAGAGTTACAATTTCTACATATACTATCGTGTCTACCTTTTTTATACTCTTTACAAACTCTTATTTTCATAGTTATTTAATTTTTAGTTAATAATTCATAATTAATAATTCTTCTCCTTTGTTCTGTTTCTTTCCTTTACTAGCTCCAGCAGCTTTTGTAAACTCTTTTTGCTCCCATCTATAATCTTTCTTAGGATAAAATATTTCTAAGTCGTCAAAGTAATAATAAGATAAAGCAAATTTACCCATTATCTCATTTAATAGTACAGACATCATTTCATGGTCTGTGGAATCAAAATCATGGTTAGAGTAGTAGTTCTCAGTTTTCCAATATGGTGGGTCTAAATAAAAGAATGTATTTGGTCCATCATATTTCATAATACAATCCATGTAATCTAAATTCTCACATTTAGTAATTTTAGTTAAACGATTAACTGTATCAAAGTTTAGTAATCTATCACGAAAAGAATCAAACTTAGATTTATATTTACCTTTTAAATCTATATATTTAGATTCCATTATCTTACTACCACTAAATACTTGTGTAGATATATAAGCATATTTCATTGCTAAGTCTATTGAATAATCTGGGAATCCTAAATCACATGTATTATTAATTTCTTTTTGATATTTATAAAATAATTCTTCGTTTTGTGATTCAATTCCAGAGTCTTCTATATGTCTGTAAAAAAGATACGGCTCTGTACAACATTGTATAAGATTTACCATAAACCTATTTTTATCGTTATAAACAATTTCTTTTAGTTTTGGACTCTCATGTACATCGCCTTTAATATATACCCAGAAAGCTCCTCCAAAGACTTCTACATAAGTTTCTATATCTTTTGGTATATATTCACATATCCATTTCGCCATTCGGCTTTTACCTCCAATATAACTAATCATTTTTTTTCTTCTTATCCATTTCGTCTAATCTTTTCATCATTTTATTTCTTTTAACATTATGAGAAATTGATTTTTCTATTTGGGTTATTACATACATTCCTGATATAAACCCTACTCCATACATTATTATTGATAACATTATTTTTGTCTTTTAATTTTTTCTAATTCAAATTCTAAATGAGCTATAGCTTTTGTTATATCTTCTACAGGACTTTCGTGTTTACTATAAGCTCTTAAAAGATATGTTACAGCTGTAGCTAAATGATAAGTCAAATCAAAGTTATCACAAACCTTTCTAGCTTCATATCCATTTTTTCCTTTATAGTATTCTGGAACTCTATCATCAAATATTTTTAAATCTTCATCTTTTCTTGTGATGTGGTTTTGTTCCGTATCATACTCATCTAATGTAGTGCTCATGTTTCTATCATATTCATAATAGTATTTACTGTGTTTTTTATCTTCCTTGGCCACGATATTTTTTTTTATAATTAATACTCTGTTTTAATTTAGAAGTTTTAGATTTAGCATGAACACCAGGTCTTTTTCTTTTCTTTTCTTTTTTAAATATAAATGTGTTTACTGCCATTAGTCTAGTTTGGTTTTATAGTGTTCAACAATTTTATTTAATTCACGTTTATAAAACAAATCAAACTCAACTAATTCTATATTACCTGAATCAGGATTAATTTGTTTAGGTTGTGATTGTTCCCAGTTAACATACAATACAGCTCGTAATCTTTGACTAGGAGTTTTGTTTCCAAATTCTGTAGACTCATGTTCTACAACTTCTGCAGCTTTTTCTACTGCATTCTTTTGGTCTTCATTTACAGGGTATGGTGATAATAATACATATCCTGTTTTCCTATTTAATTGGAATAGGTTTACCATAGTTTCATTTGATAGTTCAGGAGTACCTATATGCACTCTTAATGAACCATCGGCAAGGGTAGATATTTTTTCTACCCCGCCTTCAAATAATACTGATTTAGATTTTGTCATGATTTTCTAATATATGAATTGTTCTTTCTGATTCTTTGTCAAGAGGGTCAAATCCAGCGCCAGGCCAATAATCATTCTCTTCACAATATTTGTATATCTCTAATTCGTGATTATACATATCTCTACCTTCATCTATCATATCATCTCCTAGTTCAAATACATTAATAGAAAATGGTGGAGTTTTTTCTATAGCTATTATAATAAATCTGTAAGCTTTAACAGCGTCCATATAATAAGCAGCTTGTTTATGATACTTGTATTTTCTTACAGACCTCATAAAACCATTGTATGAAGCGTCTTGTGTAGTTTTAAGGTCTACTATCATGTCATCTGATTCTCTATAATAGTCTAACATACCTTTACAATTCACATCATAATGTTCGTTATGCCATGTAATTATTTTTTCAGGCTGACCTCGTTGTAACAAAGCTTTTATTAATGGTTCTTTCATTAGTTTCAGAGTTATTTGTTCTATTAACTCAAAATCAGATTCTGAAATAACATCTTTAAACATATTGTTTTTGGTAAACTTTGCAAAATCTTCTTTACCTTTTTTAGTTCTTTTATCAAACTTAGGAGACACAGCATAATGATAGTTAAATCCTTCAGGCTGTAATACATTCATATGTATAGCTGAACCGAGCTTCATAGCGGGTGTAGCAGGCTGCGGATTATCTTGTCTAAATCTAAAGTATTCAGGAGATACAGATATATGATTCAACATACTGTTAGATATGTAGTCTGTGTCACTATAATAGTTATTGTAATCTAAATTATTTTTCAACAGTTTCATCTACTTTTTCTTCTTCTTTTATATCTTCTTTTCTTTTGTCTATATCCATCATGTTAGTTAATATTTCACTAGCATTAGGTATTCTCATAGCATACTCATACATACTTTTATTAAAGTTTTTTGTATCTTCTGTATCAAAAGCTTGATTATTCCAAACCTTATGAACCCATGTAAGTAAGGCTACTTCATGAGCTCTAATAATTTCACTTAAGAATTTGATAGAATCTTCTACTTTGGGGTCTACCATATAATTCTTACCCTGTATCTTAATTTTTGTTTTTGAAGATTTTTTTGTTTTTAATGTTTTCTTAGCCATTGTTTTCTAAATTTATTAATTGTTTGATTAGTTTTTCGTTTGCTTCTATTTTTGTTTTCAACTTATTATTATCAATAAGAAGTTTGTCGTATATGTTTATATCTTCTTCTATCAAATGTTTGTATTGCAAATATAATTTATTTGTTTCATCAATCATTCTTTTTATATGTGGATAAACTGATATAAGACTTTCTGTTTTAT